TGGTCATTGGTTGGCTCCTCCCGGAACAAAATTGACTGCTGAAAACCGATTAAGAACCACAGCCCATCTGCGCGCTGGCTCATTTCGTACCAGTCCTCTTGATTGAGGTCTGAAACGAGGTTGTCGCCACAAATGCAGGTATCGGCGCCGCGAGGTTCAGAGTCGTACACGGCGCCCGGAGTAAACCAGGCTGGCTCAGTGGAACTGACGCATACATTTTTTTTATGCCCATCTACTCAGCCTCCACCTTGATGCCAGCGGCGGTAAGTATCCGCTCGACTTGCTCCTGATAACCTTGGCCACCGGCGCTAACAGCCTGCGGCAGCTTCACGGTGACGGTGCGGGGCTCAGCCAGTTGCTCCAATCCTTCCTCTAGCATGCGTTTGTAATGGTCGCGAGACTGGATTACCTGAGCGTGGCTTTCTTCCAGCGAGGCGATGCGCTGACGGTAATCAGAAACCATTCGACGTACTCCTTCAAGCGGCGTGACATCACCGCCATCTGGTGGGTCCATGTACTCAACTCCTGGAGGCAGGAGCTTGCAAAGTTCGTCGTCTACCTGCTGCGCCTTCTCCAGCGCCTCTACCAGCGCGAGGATGTTGACCGGGTTGGCCAGGCTAATAAGATTGACCTTCGACTTATGAACGGTGCAAATCTGACGACCAGTCTCGAACCATTCACAATCGTAATTTTTAATAACGCCCTCCGCTGCCGCTTTCAGGCTCTGCGCCACTTCGGTGATATCAGTTGTCATAATGAGCCTCGCAATTAGCTTTCCCATGATTGGGATGAAACCCAAGTTGTTTTTCTGCATCAAGTCTCGCTAACTCCGCGTCTTTCCTTTCCAGAAAGGTGCCTAAATGCTTTTTCTTTTCCCCATCGAAGATGTATGCGGTCCACTTCCGAATGTCCCTTCTGAAATGAACCCCCACTGCATGCGAAGAGTTGTCTTTTCTGACTGTTGCGTTTCTCTTATTTTCAGCCTGAGTGACTAAACGAAGGTTTTCTATACGGTTGTCAGATCGGTCATGGTTGATGTGATCAATAGACATTTCCTTGGGTATGTCGCCGTTATGCATGCACCAGACAAAGCGATGTGCTTTATAAACTGACCCAAGCAAGCGTATTTCCTGATAGCCTTTACAAGATGTGTGGTTTGCCTTTTTGCCAGCAAATCGTTTATTCCATGAAATGAAAGATGCCTCACTTTTGAACATATGAAGCGGCCTTTCCTTCCAGTAAAAATCAAAACCGTCAAAATGAAGGTAGGTTTCAATCATTTCTTTATTAATTGGCTTTGCGGCGATGCTGTGGTTTACCTTGCTCATTTGTCGGCCCCCTCGCGCAGAAAATCAGCATATTCAGATGCCGCTCTGCTTGCCCTGGCTTTCCAGCCGGTTTTGATGTTGTTGTCTTTGATTGCCTCTTCAGCAAACATCAGCGCGAACATCTCCACCCCATCAGCCTTAATTCCGGCTATGATGCAGTCGGTGGCGGGAGTATTTGAGTAAACCTCATCGACCGTCTTAACCAAATCAGATGCGTCTTCCATAGCTCCACGCCAGTCATGACGACCGCCGCTATGCTCAAGGATTGAAACCGCCAACGCGCGAATAAAGCGGTGACGTTCTCTTACCTCCACATTCTCCGCCGCAAGCTTCTTCACCCAGTCCTGCAGGTCTACGCCAGCCGGGCAGTTGGTCAGCTCGCGACATTTCTCGATAGTTAACAGTGCTGCTGTGAGTTCGTTATTCATGTTTATTACCCTCATAAAAAAGGCCCGCGATATGCGAGCCTGTTAATTTGCTTTTGTTAGGTCGTAAAAAAGGCCGATTATCACAATCAGCCCTGTTAAATTCTCAGCGATGTAGACTTCATGCATACTTGCTTCTATCGGTTAATGAATTCCCATCCGAACTTGACGATAGCTATTGGGGTTACTGCCATCAGAAAATATATAAATATCGACGCAATAAGAATTTTGAAAGCATCGCCTCCAGCATTGACGTTTCTCATGAAGGCGATAAATACGATTACGAAACATGCAAGCATCCACATAACTCCAATTATCTTGATGAATGTCATACTGCTCTCCCGTAAATCATCATGATTCTCTGACGTGCCGGGCTATTCAGATAAGCCTGAACGACACCATTTCGATTGGGGTTGTATTGCCTGAATGCCTTTGGTTTTGTTCTGACATCGGCGTAGTTTTCTTTCGGTGTAAACTGTTTCTCTGCTGGCATATACAACCTTGAATATGTCGCTGAGTTATGCTGAAGAGCACCCTCATTGGCTAACTGCACAACATAGCGAAAAGCAGATTTCCTGCTCACACCGCACGCTGCTGCGATTTCACCAACCGTCATGGGTTGTGATATTGACGGGATGAAGTCCATAACTTTCTGTCGAATTGTGGCGGCATTCTTCCTTGTCACTCCCCCCTTGCTGGCGATCATCCGCTTCTCAGCTCGGACTGAATCTGTCCTCAACCATCGCTCGTAATCTTCTCGTGACAGGAAGGTTCCAGAGCCGTTGATTGAGTAGACATCGCCAGTATTTTTTAGCTTTCCAACCAACTTGTAGTAAGTCGCTCGGGATATGTTTATATGGGCTTTTGCTTTCTGCCAGTTTACCGGTTGGTTATCTCGGACGAAGCGAAGCAATTCGCCTCTCGCATCATCTGGAACTGACGAGTTAATTTCACTCATTGTTTCCCCCTGTAGCTGTCCCACGTGAATGATAAAGTGCAGCCGCCACCGTCGCTCATTCTGTCAATAACCCGCTCTCCGATGAATGCTGATAACTCATCTTTGGTTTGGTTGCTGATCAGGATGGTAGGCTTCATACGTTCATAGCGGGTGTTGATGATTTCAAACATGATGAGCTTTTCAGCGTCACTTCCGAACTGAACCCCGACCTCATCAATGATGAGAAGGTCTGGCTTCGTGAAGAATCGGATTACCTCATCCTCGGTTCGTGTAGAGCCTTTCGACCAGGTTGATTTGTACTCTCGGGCAATCTTCAGTGCCGTGGTGAATGTCGCGGAGCTTTGGTGCTCGGTAATTGCATGTCTGGCGATTGCTAGCGCAAGATGATTCTTACCGGTGCCTGGCTTGCCGCACATCACCAGGCCGCCACCTTTCTGCAAGCGCTCAGGCCATTTATTCGCATATGCCTGACAAACCCTCAGCACTCGCTTTGCGTCTTCGTTAACAGGTTCGTAGTTTTGAAGCGTGCAACTAGCGAAGCGGTCAGGAATATCAAGACTTCCAAGTAGCATTTCAATGGTTCGCTTACGTGATGCGTCATCGATTTTAATCTTCTCGGCTTGCAGGATGATAAGTTCATCCCTCATGCATCCAGGGCATTCACTAGGCCTTGTAGCAAACTTAATCGGGCCCGTTGAGTAACGGTTACGTTGTTCGAACTCACCATGTTTTTCACATGTTCCGGTGCCAATTTCTACTTCGGTGTGTTCGATAGAGATTGGCGGAACACTTAACTCAGCAAGTTTTTTCTCAAGTGATGATATCTTTTCATCCAGCGTCATGTTCACCCCTGAGCCCACGATGGGATATCAGTTTGTCCGTAGTCCTTCGATGCGAAACCTTCAGAATGAAGCCCATTAGCGACCTTGCGAGCAGGACGTTGCGCAGCCTGCTTGTTCTGGTAGCTGAGTTTCTGGCTGGCAGTGATGAACCAGTTTTTCGGCTTCTCGTGAGTGAACTCGATATCCAGCTTCTGAAGTTCGTAGTTCAGGTCAATCAGCGGATAGAGATTCTCCCAGGCCTGATAGTCCTTGTGGTTCAGTCGGACAATCTGCCCTTCGAATGCATATCGACTTGAGATTTCGTGAACGTCTGCGCTTTCTTCCTGGTCACCGTCACAAGTCGCGTCAGCGGCTTGGGTGTTAGAAAGGGAATCAGGAATCAGGTTAAGGGAATCAGGAATCAGGTTAAGGGAATCAGCAGGATTTAAATTGTTCTCTACTGGTGCTTGCACTGTACTTGCATGGTGCTTTTTTGGTGTTTCTTTGTTTTCAATGACTTGAGGTGATTCTGCATCCTTCTTATCTTCCTCTTTATCATCCTTGCACTGTTCTTGTCCGGTGCTGTCATTGTTCTCTACTGGTTCTGGTATCTCGCTAGCAGCTTCTTTGCAATGTGGGTTCTGGTGCTTCTTCCAGTTTGCGATCTGGATAAATCCCTCACCATTAACTTGGTAGCGGTTGATGAATTTACGCTGATGTAACTGCTGAAGGAGTTCATCGCAGTCAACATTGTCGAACGGTAGGACAAGCGCTTTAACCTTTTTTGGACGATCATCCAATCGCCCCTCTTTGTCAGCAATAGTCCACAACCCGGCGAAAAGGAGGCGGGCATATGGAGAACACTCGGCTAATTCATCATTTGTGAAAAAGCCTGGTTTGATATTTCTTGAACGGGCCATCAATCATCCTCCAGTCCGTAATCTGTAAAGTAGCCAGATGTCATCTTGAGGAATCTGGCCTCTGTTACCGTGAATGCTTTCCTGCCCTTCCTCTCTAGACCGTCAGGGTCAATTAGATGGCAGGCGTAAATGATTCGTCTCTGCCATTGACCTGGCATATCGGCAACGGAAAGAACCTCAAGGATTCTTTTTCCCTCTTTGTCGGCCGTATAAACTGTTTGTTCACCATAGCCGCAATCAGCTGGCTCTGATGTCTTCCTGCACCCACCAATCCATCTCTCGTCAGTGTGAACATCGCCGTTGTAGAGCTGGTAATCCGTGCAAACAAAAATGAATGGGTAGACTGTTTCGAACCTGTCACCGGCTCGAATGTCATGGTTTACTTGTGCGTTTTGTCCAGGCATAATTACTCCTGTGAATTGATCCAGTAAATCTCACTATCAGGCCTCGAAGCTCTCACCTTCCGAGGCCTTTTCTTTATCTGTTATCTCCAGCTTCAAGCGCGAATACTCAAGCTGAATCCAGAGCATGTGACGGTATTGCTCGACGGGTAACTTCATCTCCCCATCGAAAACGAAATCTCTAATTTTCGTTGCTGCAAGTTGACGCATCGTTGATATGTAACCTGCTGCCCTACGCATTACGGTCGAGTCAGCCTCACCAAGCGTTCTGGCTACCTCTGACTGCCGGGAATTTACTAGCGCCTGATAAGCTGCTGACTCTAGGTGTTTTGCGATGAACTCAATCGCTCCTGTTTTGCGTGGTTTTGTTTTATCCATCTGTTAAATTCCATAGTGTTGAAAACAAAGAAATAGACCTTGCACATAGAGCACAAAGTCATGTTTAGACTTTTTATGAATGCCCTTCTTCAGGGCTTAGATGTGTAAGAGCGGTAGTACTTAAGCGGCTTTTCCGCTTTTTGTGCCGTATTGCAACCAAACAGGATCACAATTAAGGGCTATCGCTATCTCAAATAAAAAACGAGGTCGCTTAGTGACTCCAGCCTCTATCAACTGGATTGACTGCTGCTTAACACCCGCCTTGGTTGCCAGCTCAGTCTGAGTCATTTTCATTGCTAGTCGTTTATTTTTTAGGCGGTCTGACAGAGTTTGCATACAGCCTCCTTCAACAAACTTTCTTGTATTTTCATACAAAGTAACTTGTTTGTCAATTACAGTTTTTCTTGTGAAGATTGGAGGGAACTATAGGGGTTTTTATGAGCATTTCTTCCAAGGTAAAAAGTAAGCGAGTGCAGCTGGGATTGAACCAAGCTGATCTGGCTCAGATGGTTGGGACTTCCCAGCAATCAATAGAACAACTCGAAAATGGCAAGACGAAACGCCCTCGTTTTTTGCCAGAGCTTGCATCTGCGCTTGGTGTAAGTGTTGATTGGCTTATTAATGATGCATCTGATTCTAATGTCACCTATGTTGGTCCAAACGAACCAAAGAGAGCATATCCACTGATTAGCCTGGTTAGCGCTGGAGCATGGTGCGAGGCATGTGAGCCATATAACCTTAAAGAAATTGATGAGTGGTATGGAAGCGACACTCACATTCTTGGTGATGGATTCTGGCTTAGAGTAGAAGGCGACTCCATGACTTCTCCGGTAGGTCAAAGCATCCCGGAAGGGCACATAGTGCTTGTTGATACAGGAAGGAACGCAACTAACGGCAGTCTGGTTGTAGCTAAGTTAACGGACGCCAATGAAGCCACATTCAAGAAGCTTGTTATTGATGGTGGGCAGAAGTACTTGAAAGGGCTCAATCCATCCTGGCCGATGATACCGATCAATGGAAACTGTAAGATCATTGGCGTTGTCGTTGAAGCGAGGGTGAAATTCATATGAAGAAAATAATCATCTCCATAATAATGCTATCAATTCCAGCCTTCTCTTATGCAAATTGCTGGATTGTCTCCGGCCTCCAGGGGAAATCCTCCTTCAATGATGACAACTATAAATTTATAGATGATGGAATGACTGGCGTTGCTATTAAGTTAAGCATTAACGGCAACGCGGCATCTGTAACAAACTTGGATGGGTCCAGCATTTCTGACGTAACCTACGTGCCCTTATCTAGCAACACCATAATCGGAAGCTATCAAGCAGGCGGCGGAATTACAGTTGAAACATGGTCTATCACAGATGATAAAAAGGTTATGTATTCAAAGGTAATGAACATACCTAAAATGCAAAAACTAACATCTACAAAAGCCTTTGTAGGCAATGTTGCTGGCTCCTGCGACAACTAACCCTTCCTCAAACCCATCTCGCCCAAACATAAAAACAAACTATTTTTCGTTTAAAAACAACGAGGTTTGTTTTTCTCGCCTCTAAATACAATATTTCTTGTTTACTTCATACAATCTTTCTTGTAATTTTAACCCATCAGCAGGACGCACTACTCACCAGGACGGTGAAGCTCTTAAAAATTGAGCCCTGAAGAAGGGCAGCATTCAAAGCAGAAAGCTTTGGACTGGCAGTCGGGTATCAGCTATTGGCGATACGTCAGGCTATAACGCCCTGCAGCGATTCACTTCGCTGCGCCAGTACCAAATCTAACTGACAGGAGATGAACATGAAACATAACGAACACTTTATGGCTTGGTTGAAGTCAATGCGTGATGAAGCAAAGCGTCCTGAAACAACAATGACGCGAATCGTGGAAATCTTCTCCTGCATCAGCAAGTACGCAACCTGCCAATAACTGTCGGCCCCGATGAGGGGCCATTTATCTGAGGATGATATATGGACTCTCAAGCACGCCGACGCGAACGTCGCGCAGCTAAACAGGCCGAATGGAAAGCAGCTAATCCCCTGTCTGTTGGGGTAAGCGCTAAACCTGATAACCGCCCTGTTCTGTCGCTGAATCGCAAACCTAAATCACGCGTAGAAAGCGCACTGAACCCGATTAACTTAACTGTGCTTGCAGAGTATCGCGAGCAGCTGGAAAACCGCGCAGAAGCCGTTGAGCGCAAGAATCATAAGCTTTGGTACAAACAGCCTGGCGAGCGCGGCATTACTTGCTCAGGCCGTCAGAAGATGAAGTTAACCAGTAAGCCATTAATCTGAGGATAAAGAATGAACGAGCAAGCAAATAAAATACTTGTTGAATTGCTACAAAAGGCGGTGAATGGAATTGATGCGGCGGTATCATTTAGTCAGGCTCAAATGCCAGATATTGTGCATCAATTGCTTATCTGGAATTCGGTTCAAAGCGCTCTTTTCAGATGAGTGGATTTCTATTTTTAATTGGCGCGCTGAAATTGCCAGGATTCGCAAAGAGAGCAAAGAAGAACGGAGAGAGATGGACTGCTTACGATGGAAAACCAAATGATAACTGGTTTGTCTCCTCAATTTCGTACGATATGTGTACCTTTACATTGCCAATAGCCGGAACAATGTTGGGTATTATAATGATAGTTTTCAACTTTGACTGGCTAAAAATATGGCTTGCACCAAAGTTATACCTCCTTGAGTATGCTGCATCTTTAATCAAATAGAATGTTAACACTGAATAATGGCTGCCTGATGGCGGACTTTTTTATGAGGGTAAGAGAATGAACGAAAAAAAGAAATTGCAAATAAGCATTATAAAAACAGACACTGGGAAGTGTTTTATAACAGATTGCTCGGCGAAAGATGGTTATCACTATCAATATCACCAGTCGAAAATTGATAACCTGTTATTTGATGGCGAAAAACCAAAACGCACCTTTCACAAAAACTGGCTAGAGATAAACTGCTATCCTGAAAAGGTGGAGCGACTTATAAGTGGGGAACATAGCAATAAGAGATATGAATTAAAAGACGCAGAGCTTGAGAGCAAGAAATATCCTCTTTCAATCCAATATGCTGAAAGGGATGTGATTGATGAGGGTATCAGAGAATCTCTTTACGAATACAAGTACGATATTGTTCCAGACTACACCTCGCCAGTTGAAGTAGATTTAGTAATGATGTGCGAAGTTGAAAACTTCCAAGAATCTCCTGATTTTAGTTACCCGGCAATTCGTCGCAATGGGTTTAATGATGAAAGATACGTTGTCAAAAACGCAAACATTCAACACTCACTGATTGATTGCATAATTTTACCTGAGCCGCTTAGATCAGCCAGCCCGTGCGAGATTTCATCCAAGGAGATGTATGACATCGTCAGGCAGCACGTGAAGGACAACATAAACGCAAAACTAGCGAGAATCACAAGTGACTATGATTTTTGCTTTACTGTAAAGAAAATAATCCCACTCCTTAAGCCGCATACCTATTCGTATCAGGACATTTTTGCCAGAACCAAAAAGCAAAGGTCAAAGCTTCACTTCAAAACTGATACGTCAAAGGAGATAGAGATATTTCAGATGACTCACGATCGAGAAAACTATAAAGGATATACACCCATTAAGGGGTTTAAGGCTGCAAACGAATGGGAACTTAAGGAGATGATTGATAATTTTCTTTCAACACTTATGCAGACAATTCACTCTCCAATCGAACAGTGTCCACATTGTGATGGTTCCGGATACCTTCAGGAATAAAAGGAAATAAATTAGGAATTGGTTATCCATTTAAGAGGT